CTTCGGAAAGAAAGCCGGACTTGCATTCGCAGCCGCAGGAGCAGCCGCAGCCGTCTACGCTGGCAAATTAGCAATCGAAGGCGTCAAAGCGGCAATCGAGGACGAAGCGGCTCAAATACGCCTTGCCAACTCTCTCAAAAATGCAACGGGCGCGACGAATGATCAGATAAAAGCAATCGAAGCAAACATCTTAAAAATGTCTCTTGCTTCGGGCGTCTCGGACGACAAACTTCGTCCGGCTCTTTCGCGTCTGGCACTTTCAACTAATGACGCAAGCAAGGCTCAAGATCTTCTTACTCTTGCGCTAGACGTATCTCAAGCAACTGGAAAAGACTTGGAAGGCGTCGCAAACGCTCTCGGTAAAGCCTACGACGGAAATAATGCCTCACTCGGAAAGTTAGGGATTGGACTATCCGCCGCAGAATTGAAGGCGATGAGTTTCACGGAAGTTCAAGGCAAACTTTCAGATTTATTCGGTGGGGCTTCTGCCGCTAATGCAAAGACATTCGCTGGACGAATGGAAATCCTTAAGGTTACATTCGACGAAGCGAAGGAATCAGTCGGAGCGAAACTTCTTCCAATTATTCAAGATCTAGTGCAATTCGTTATTGACAAAGTTCTTCCGGCACTCGGTAAGTTTGCCGATTACTTCAAGCCCATAACTAAAGCAATCGAAGAAAATAAAGAAACGTTTAGAGCATTCGGACAATTTATTGTCGATTACGTTGCACCGGTTCTGGTCACCGTTCTAGGCGGCGCGTTTCAGGTTGTCGGCAAAATTGCCGGCGGAGTTATCGACGTCGTTGCCGCAGTTATCAAGGGACTCAATTTCCTCATACAGGGAGCAGTCGCAGGAATCAACGCACTAATCGGAATCTATAACTCCGTGCCATTCTTGCCTAACGTTTCAAAAGTAAGCGCACCTAGTATCAGCGTTCCGACCGTTTCCGTTCCAGACATGGGCGGAAGTGCTGCCGTTCCGACTATTTCGGTTCCGAACATGAGTGGAGGCGGCTCAACTTCTGGAGGCTCTGGAGTGGCTAGTGCGGCTTCTGGTGCGGCTTCTATGGATATCGGATCCTTCGGAATGTCTGGTTATGCCATGGCGATGAATCGCAACTCAGGTGATTCACTCTTAGCCGCCGGACAATTACAACGCGACACGTCAATAGTTATCAACGTCAATGCTCCATCGGTTATTGACGAAGAAGGATTCTCGAGAGCCGTATCTTCCGCCATGAATAACGGTTATTACCGAGGCACGGGCGGCGCAACTAATCTCGTCGGTGTCAAGTGACACAATGGAGCCCGATCTGGGACGTCTCGATAAATGGCGTCAGTTATACGACGGTCACGCTTGCGAACCTCTCGATTACTTCTGGACGCTCGAACATTTATATTCAAGCGCAAGCCGGCTATGCGACGATAAATCTAATCAACCTAGACGGGTCGGCAATAGTTCCAACAATTAACGACACTCTTGCAATCGAAGTCAAAGACACTTCCGGCACATTCGTCCCGATATTCGGCGGATCTATTGTGGACATCGGTGTAACGGTGTCTCAAGTCGGATCCGTGGGAATCTCTCAGACTATTACAATCACGGCTCTAGGAGCCTTAGCAAGGCTTCAAAAGGCACTCACCGACGGCGTTCTAACTCAAGACTTCGACGGCAATCAAATCGACACAATTCTTCGAGAAGTCTTATTCGCTCAATGGCAACAAGTTCCGGCGGCTCTCACGTGGGCAACTTATGATCCGACTACGACATGGGCGAATGCGGGAAATACTGGACTTGGCGAAATAGACACTCCGGGAAATTACGAACTAGCGCAACGCTCTTCCAATCGTACCGACGTTTATTCACTCGTCGCCGCGCTTGCAAGTAGCGGTCTAGGTTATCTTTACGAAAATTCCGCCGGACAGATTTCCTATGCCGATTCGACTCACCGAACTAATTATCTCGCGACTAATGGTTACACGGATCTCGACGCGAATCAGGCTCTCGGTCAGGGAATCAAGATACAAACACGCGCCGGCGATATTCGAAACGACGTGACGATTAAATATGGCGTCTCATCAACTAGCGAAGTCAGCGACCGCGACGAGGCTTCAATCGGGCTATACGGTGAACTCGCTCAAATTATTACAACGACAATCAAACACGCGGCAGACGCAGAAGATCAAGCCGCGTTCTATTTATCTCTTCGTGCTTATCCGGAACCTATCTTTGAATCTATAACTTTCGCTCTTACAAATCCCGAACTCGATAATTCAGATCGTAACGCTCTAATCGGTGCATTCATGGGGCAACCGATTAACCTTACAAATCTTCCGCTCAATATGTCCTCAGGAAACTTTCAAGGCTTCATAGAGGGCTGGAGATTCTCAGCCTCTTACAATGAACTCGCAATCACTCTTCTACTCTCACCGCTTGCGTTCTCGCTTCAAGCGATGAGATGGAATGACGTTCCAATCGTTGAAACATGGTCGAGCGTGTCGCCGACTCTAGACTGGCAAAATGCGACAATCGTCGCTTAGAAAAGGAGATAGATAAATGGCTAATCCAACAACGAACTTCGGCTGGGTCATGCCGACGGCTACGGATCTCGTAACGGATCTTCCGGCAGACTTCAACGTGTTCGGTCAAGCCGTCGATACCTCAATGGCACAACTTAAAGGCGGCACTACTGCTCAAGTCTTATCAAAGACTTCTAATACAGACATGGCATTCACTTGGGTCACTCCTCAAGTAGGTGATATCACGGGCGTCACCGCAGGTACAGGAATTTCAGGCGGTGGAACATCTGGAACGGTCACCGTAACCAATGACATGGCAACAACAATCACAACTGCCGGAGATCTAATTTACGGTACAGGATCCGGAACTTACACTCGACGAGGAATCGGTACAACGGCGCAAGTGCTTACCGTTTCAGGCGGTGTTCCGACTTGGGCGACTCCGGCAGGTGCAGCGACTAACTGGACTCTTTTGAACTCTGGAGGAACTGCCCTTACAGGTGCGGCAACTATTACCGTGAGTTTTACGGCTCCTAAAAAAATAATGGTAATGATGGTCGGGGCTTCCGCAGGTGCAAGATCGTTTTTTACTTTACGTCCTAATAATATTTCAACCGCCGATTATTCGGCTGCTGGTTTGATTGCTCAATTTAGCAATACTCCAGGATCTTACGCAGTTACTTATGGTTACGGCGCATACTCAACTTGGACAGACATTCCAATGGGAACAATGGCAAACAATGCCGCGACAATCGCGGACGCTACTTGCACAATCGAATTGACTGATCAAACTGGTTGGAAGGATTTTATTTCAACTGCTGGTGGTACAAACACATCAGGTGAAGGAAATCAAATATATGCAGTTCAAGGCATATTGGAAGCGGCTGCCACAATCACGTCCATCACTTTACTTTCCTCAGTCGGAAATTTTGACGCCGGAACCGTCTACGTATTAGGAGCGAACTAATGTATTACCATAAAACAGTAAATGCAGAAACTGGCGAAGAAACTTTGATTGAATTCTCACAAGATGAAATCAAAGTAATGGAAGCAAACATTGCAAAAGCAAACGCAGAAATCGCAGAAGCGGAAAAAAAGGCAGCCGCAAAAGATTCCGCACTTGCGAAGTTAGCCGCGCTTGGACTTACATCGGAGGAAATAAGTGCCATATCCTAACGGCACTCTTCATCGTGTTATTGAAATCGCTCTCGGCGAAGTCGGAACCGTTGAAGAAGGCGACAACCTAACGAAGTACGGGAAAGCCTTCGGTGTCGATGGTTTGCCATGGTGCGGTTCATTCTGTAATTGGGTCTATAAAGAAGCCGGAGTCAAAATCCCATCGGTTATTTCAACGGCGGCAGGGGCTCACGCGTTTAAGAATCTTGCTAAATTCCGAGAAGCGCCTCAAGTCGGAGATCTTGCATTCATGGACTTTCCTCACGATGGCGTGGATCGTATTTCGCACATCGGAATTGTGGTCAAAGTTGCGTCGGATTCGATTACTACAATCGAAGGAAATACGTCAGGGACAGGCGATCAACGCAACGGCGGAATGGTAATGATCAAGACTCGCGCACTCGGTACAGGGTCACCGGTTGTCGGTTTCGGTCGTTGCCGTTTCGCACCTTTCGAAGGTGATCTTCCGGTCATCGTCGAAGAAGTAAAAACACCTATAAAGAAAAAAATAGGAAGGCTAAAAAAATGAAAGAAGCAAAAGCACTAGCCGCGTCGTGGGGCAGAAGTTTCCTAGCGGCGGCAATCGCTCTTATCGCAATCGGTGAGACAGATCCAAAAGCAATCTTTACCGCAGGAATGGCGGCGGTTCTTCCGGTCATTCTTCGATATCTCAATCCTAAAGACGTCGCCTTCGGTGTCTCTGGAAAGTGATTCGGTTCGCACGGGCGGCAACGCTTCTCATAGGGCTATGCGTTGCGTTGTCGTCTTGCGGTTATCAAGGATCCATACGTTATGAATGTCAAGAATTCCAAAATTGGAAAAAGCCGGAATGCACACCGCCGGAATGTGAAGTCGCAGGTGTCTGCTCTAAGGATCTGGTGGGAGACGAAATCTATGACTCGAAGTCGTAAATTATTATCGCCGGAAGATATACACGCGCGCCTTATTCTTGCCATCGGCTTATCTCTGGCAACGGTATTCGTCATCACTACCGTAGGCATTACTTACGCACTTATATTCGTGACTCAACCAGTCGTCAATCAAGCACCTAATGACGCCGCGTTTATCGACGTTCTTAAAATGATAGTTACATTCTTAGCCGGATCACTCGGTGGCGTACTAGCCGGTAACGGGCTCAAATCTAAGTCGAAGCCGATAGACACGCCGACGGATACGCCTAAAGGTTGAAAATGTCGGCTCTCGATGAGACTCTTTTCTCGGGAGCAACGACAAGGCTCCCACGGGAGCAATAATGAAAGAAGAGATCGGTTATTGGTTGAGTCTGGCTATTCTTGGAATTCTTGCAATTTCATGGGGCTACTCAAGGGGCTGGAAAGATGGACATTCCGAGGGCTACGTTCGCGGACGTTCTATCGCAAGCGCACTAAAGGAGATTAAGAAATGAGTAATTTCCTAGAGGGATACGAGGACGTTAATGCAAGAATTACAAGAATCCACGCCGAATTTCCGTCATGTCGAATCATCACGCATATCGAGGATATCGACGTCGTTAAAGGTTACGTACTCGTCAAGGCAGAATTCTTCAAAGAGTTCGAAGATCACGTTCCATCATTCACAGATTACGCGCTGGAAATGCGGTCAGATCGTGGAGTCAATCTGCACTTCTGGGTCGAGAACGGAATCACTTCGGCAATCGGACGAGTCATAGGTTTAGCCTCACCTTCAAAGGATCCGAAAACTGCCGCTCGTCCAACACGTCAAGACATGGAAAAGGTTGAACGACTATCCACTTCGGACGTTTCAGAATTGAAGAAGAGTGACGCTTGGACTTCGATTCCATCGTGGGACACTAAAGAAGCCGCCGAAACTGCCGGAATGCCAACACTAGGAACCGCAATCGACACAATCAAAGATTCCTTAGGTGGAGCGATAGTTGCAGATCCGACTCAATGCAAACACGGAGAGCGCAATTTTAGATCCGGAGTATCTAAGAAAACAGATAAGCCGTACGCCGGCTGGTACTGCCCGAATGGCATAGTCTCGCACCAATGCGAAGTTGTGTGGGGCGTTCTCGGATCCGATGGTAAATGGGCGGTCAAGAAATGAGCGAATTCGTAGAGATAATAAATCCGCGTACGAAGATGGCGAAACTTCTACTCGATGGCAAAGTTACCGCCGAGTATTTAATCGAACAATGTGATTCGTGTCTATTGCTACTTCGATTTGACTCAAACGGCTAT